AGGCTTCCGTGTACCTCCATCCATGATTGGTGTGACCACACCCGGTGCGATGAGTTATGCGTCCGTGGAGGCCAACAACCTCTCGTTCCTTGTTCACTCGTTGACGCCAATCTTGGCGAAGGTCGAGTCCGAGTACAGCGTGCTCTTGGCTGGTCGTGCGTTCATCCGATTCTCCACCGCAGGTCTTCTGCGTGGCGACATTCAGGCACGCAATGCCTCATACCAGTCAGGTCTCAACAACGGCTATCTGTCAGTGAATGATGTGCGACGATTCGAGGACATGACACCAATTGAAGGTGGCGACGTCTATCGAGTACCGCTCACCAACATTGACATCACGGCTGCGAACCTCGCTGACTTGGATCGCAAGTCGCTGATTGCACAACGACTCATTCTTGCTGGATTCAATCCATCGGGTGTGTTGGCGTACTTGGGCATTGACCCAATCGAGCACACAGGGTTGCCGTCAACACAGTTGCAGCCGTTGGCCACCGTAAGCCCAGCCGACCCGCAAGCTGCGTATGAAGTCAACTCGAAGCGTGAGTTGAATGTGAACATGCCTGAACAAATCATCCATGTGTCGCAACCTCAAGTCCGTGTCGAAGCCCCGGTCGTGAATGTTCCTGAGACGGTGGTGAATGTGAATGTGCCGGAGCAGCGCACCGTCGTGCGTACCGTGGAGCGTGACGCTGATGGTCGAATCCTGCACATCACGGAAAGGCCTGAGCAGTAATGGCAACGGGAATCAGCTCCTATCTCGCAGACCAGTGGCTTGACGCTTTGGGCAACAATGACACTTTCGCCGTGGCCGCCGTGTATGTGAAACTGCATGTCGGTGATCCAGGCGCAGCAGGCACATCAAACCCGGCAACGGAAACGACCCGCAAAGAAGCGTCGTTCTCGGCTGCATCATCTGGCACGCTCACATCTGACTCCGCACTCACCTGGACGAACATCGCCGGGTCGCAAGACGCCACACACTTCACCGCATGGGACAACGTCTCAGCAGGGAACTTCCTGTTCTCAGGAACAATCACCGCCAACGCCTACACGGCAGGCGACACGTTCACCATCGCATCAGGGTCACTCACCGTCTCACTGACGATCGCCTCCTAGTAGGCACCCGTGGTCACACGGTTCTACCTCGACCAGTCGGAACTAGACGACGCTGACGTCGGACTCGGCGGCCCATCACCAGCGTTCGTCCTTGATACCTCGACGCTTGATTCGTCAGGTGTTCTTGACGGCACGAACTTCACAACTACCGCTACGGGTGCATCGAGCCTCGGTGGGTTGGTTGCGTCGGCAACGGGGACGGTGACGCCGGTGGTGTCGGGTGTGGCTGATGCTCCGTTGGGTGAGTTGTTCGCTGATGTCAGCGAGGTGACGATTGAGGATTTCGGTGACGGGGTCGCTGAGTTGGGTGGGTTGTCGGCATCGGCTGCTGGTGGTGTCACAATCGTCGCATCGGCGTCTGCGGGGCTTGGAGAAGCGTCATCGAGTGCTAGTGGCACTCTGACGGTGGTCGGTTCGGCGACGGCTGTTCTGGGTGGTGTGGATGCGTCTGCGGTGGGTGTGGCGTCGGAGATTGGGTCTGCGTCTGGTGTGTTGGGTGGGTTGGTTGCGTCGGCTGTTGGGTCGGTGACGCCTCAGCCGCAACCGGAGCCTGAGCCGACGGGTGGCGGCGGAACACCGTATTGGTATCCACGTCCAAAGCCACGCAAGAAAGTTGAAGCAGTTGTCGTCCAAGTTGAGGATGAGGTTGTTGTTGTGCCTGCGGTGGTGGAGGCGTATTGCACTCCGATCTTCGTGGGGATGTCTGCGTCGGCTGGTGGCCAAATCACGTTCTCTGCCGAAGAGGACGACTTGCAAGTAATGTTGATGCTCTGAGGTAAATCATGGCTGTGTATCAAGGTCAAGCGTCTGTTGGAACTGTTGCGACGGTATTGAATCCGTCTCGTGCTCAGCCTGGTGTGATTCACGTCGTGAATCAGGACAACACCGACACGGTGTACGTCGGCGGTGAGGCAATTACAACGTCAACTGGTCACGGCATCCCCAAAGGTGGTGATGTTGAGTTGACGATTTATGCCGACACCGTCATCTACGCAATCTCCAGCAAAACTGGTCATACCGTCTCCTGGTTGCACATCACTCCCTGATGCCCTACTTCATCACCGACTCTTCACCTGATTGTTCAGGTTGGGCAACCATCAAGGAAGATGGCGAAGTCATCGGTTGCCATACGACGAAGCAAGCTGCGATTGACCAGATGGTGGCCGTGTCAATTGCTGAGGACATGGAGCCGGGTGGCGAACGTGCTGCACCTGATGAGTTGATGGTGGGTGACTATGTGTCGTGGAATTCGTCTGGTGGTCGTGCTCGTGGAGAAATTCAAGAAATCTTCCGCTCAGGCACCGTGCGTGTACCTGGCACCGACTTCGAGTTGGAAGCGACTGAAGATGACCCGGTTGCCCTCATCCAGATTTATCAACAAGTCGAAGGTGGCTGGGAAGATACCGATGTCATCGTCGGCCACAAGTTCTCCACACTGACTCGCATCGGCGAATTGGAAGAACCAGAGGACGAGGACGAGGACGAGGACGAGGACGAGGACGACATGGAGGATCGGGAACTGCCCACCAACTATCGCCCCGCCTCATCAGCCGACGTGCCTGCGAACCACAACTGTGGCAACTGCGGCTACTACAAAGACTTCTATTGCAAACGCTGGGATGCACTCGTCGCACCCTCGTACTACTGCAACGCATGGGAACCAGTAGAAGGGCTACCCAATGACAATCCAGGGCAAACTGTTCAGACCGGCAACATCAGCGGTGAAGACGCCGAATACTACGACCCAGGCATCAACATCTACCGTCAACTCTCCTTCGATGTTCCTGAGTATGTTCGAGCGGCTGCCCGCAAAGGTTTGGACTATTACGGGCAGGGACTTGCTGGTGACGGTCTTGTGGCAAGAACTGTTCGTGAAGCCCGTGACATGGCTGCGGGAAGAATCAGCGAGGATAAAGTCATTCGTGCAAACGCTTGGGGAGCAAGACACCTGGTAGACCTCGAAGCTCCACAGAACTCTGATCCAGACAATGACAACTTCCCCGGTGCTGGTGCAGTTGCGTTCTACCTGTGGGGAATCAACCCGTTGGACCCAAGTCCAGCGATGCAATGGTTTGAGCGTCAAGCTCAACGCATCCGTGACGAAGAAGCCCGCCTCGGATACTTCAAGACTTTGGCACGGTTGTCTCAACTACTTCTAGACAAGTAGTATCCGCTTCGGACTAGCATTGTCTCCCATGACCGAGAAGATAGAGACCCGCCGCCTCACTGTCAATCAGTTTGAGTTGCGTGAGGGTCCAGCCGGTGACGGCATGGCGTTCAGTGGGTATGCGGCCGTGTTCAACTCTGACTCAGAACCGTTGCCATTCACCGAACGAATCTTGCCTGGTGCGTTCAAGAAGTCGTTGCGTTCCAAGAACAATGTGCGCATGTACCTCAACCATGATTCGACGATGCTGTTGGCAACTACTCGTGCCAAGACGTTGCGTCTTCAGGAAGATGAGCGTGGCTTGAAAGTTGACGCAGATTTGCCGGACACGACTGTCGGTCGTGACTTGTCGACGCTCATCAAGCGTGGCGATGTGGACTCGATGTCGTTCGGTTTCTCGGTGCCTGCTCGTGGCGACCAGTGGTCAAACGACGGCTCCATGCGTGAACTCAAAGAAGTGCGTCTCTACGAAGTGTCTGTGGTGACCGGGTTCCCTGCATACGCAGCAACCTCGGCCAGTGTGCGTAGCTTGGACAAGTTGGCTGAGCGTACTGCGTTGGATGCCGACAAGTTGGCTGAAGCGATCACCGTTCTTGAAGCCGGGTCGGAGTTGTCCGATGACCAGGCTTCGTTGCTGTCTGATGTGGTAGGCAAGTTGCGCAAGCAGCCTGACAAGGTGCCTGCTTCGATTCTTGCGAAGCAACTTGAACTACAGCGTCTCGTCGGCTAGATTCTTCTCAACGTAGTTGCTGCGGAGCCGCAGGACGACGCCGACTTCGGAGCCGAAGCGGGTTGAACACCAAATCCTTGCGTACCTCAAAACGTCCACGAAAGGACAACTACTCATGAAGGAATACATCGACCGTCAAGTCGAGCAGCGTCAGCGTGCGTGGGAAGCAGCCAAGGCTCTTCTCGACACCGCAGCCGCAGAAAAGCGTGACCTGACCTCAGAAGAAGAAGCGTCGTACAAGAAGATGAACGACGAACTCAACGAGCGTTCAGCTCGCATCGAAGCCCTCAAGGCTGATGCCGAGCGTGAAGCCAAGATTGAAGCGGCAACCCGTGAGATCGCTGGCCAAGTTCGTCCAACCAGCAAGGCTGTGTCAACCGATGCAGACGTGCTGCGTTCGATGGCTCGTGGTGAGACCCGTTCGTTCACGTTCGAGCAGCGTGACGTCACCAAGGCATCCACCGGCGCACCAGTACCAACGTCGTTCTACGACCAGGTCATTGCGCAGGCTCGTCTTGTCGGCCCAATGCTTGACACCTCGACGGTGTTGCGCACGGCTGGTGGCGAGAACCTCCAGATTCCGTCGCAGGCTGGTTGGTCAACGGCGGCAATCACCGCTGAAGGCTCAGCCATCTCCGAGAGTGATCCTGCCTTCAATCAGTTCATCACGCTTGGTGCGTACAAGTACTCGTTCCTGGTCCAGTTGAGCCGTGAGCTCATCGAGGACTCGGGTGTCGACATCTTGAGCTTCCTTGCCACGCAAACCGGAAACGCAATCGGCTTCGCCGTCAACAACGCACTCACCGTCGGAACTGGTACAACCCAGCCGAAGGGTGTCGTTGCTGCCGCAGGTT